GCTTGGCGCGGGCTACGGCATGGGGGCGGTTAAGTTTCAGTTACAGCTGCGTGGCATGGGTAAAAATGTAGACCTCGATACCTGCAAGCACATCATCAAGCAGTACCGCCAAAACAATACCCGCATCGCTCAATGGTGGAATCACCTCAACCTTGTGCTCTCTGCTATGACCACCCAGAAAGACGTTGGCGATGTGGATGTCGTTCAACTGTTGGAGATGTCCCCATTCACAGGCATTAGGTTACCCAACAACCTGTACTTGAACTATCCCGGACTCCAGCGCATGAGTGACGGGCAGTATTCTTACGAGGCGCGGTACGGGACTAACCGTATCTACGGCGGCAAGGTAGCCGAGAACCTTTGCCAAGCTGTGGCCCGCTGCATCATCGGCGAGCAGATGATTGAGATCGAGAAACGTTATCGTGTGGTGCTGACTGTGCACGATGCGATTGCTTGCGTGGTCCCCATCGAAGAAGGTAAGGAGGCGCAAGCCTACATCGAGAATTGCATGCGTACTTCCCCCTCGTGGGCCGCTGGCCTACCCCTCAACTGTGAGTCCGGAATGGCTCTAACTTATGGAGATTGTTAATGGAAAAGCCTGTAACGTGGTCTTATAGCAACCTGTCGCTGTATCAGCAGTGCCCCAAGAAATACTTTCACCTACGCATTGCCAAGGATGTGAAGGAAGCACCGAGCGACGCACTCACGTTTGGCAACGAGATTCACAAGATCGCGCAGGAGTACATTGAGTCAAACAAGCCAATTCCAGAGAAGTACGCAAAAGACATACAACCTGCACTCGATAGGCTTAACGCAATCTCCGGCCAGAAGCTGTGCGAGAACAAGCTTGGCCTGACTGTTGATCTCAAGCCCTGTGGGTTCTTTGACAAGAACGTGTGGTGGCGCGGCATCGCTGACTTGATCATCCTGCAAGACGACAAGGCATTGACCGTTGACTACAAGACCGGCAAGAGTAGCAAGTACGCTGACCTCAAGCAGCTGGAGATTTTGTCGCTTGCGATCTTTAAACATTTTCCTCACGTTAAGAAAGTCAAGGCAGGGCTGTTGTTCCTGTTTGCTGAAGACTTCGTGAAGACCGAATACCTCGCTGACCAACAGAGCGATCTGTGGGTTTCGTGGGTGTCTGACGTTGGGCAGCTAGAGGCATCCGTACAAAATAAAGTATGGAATCCTAAACCCAACTTTACCTGCCGTGGCTACTGCCCGGTTTCAACCTGTGATCACAACCAAGGAGCTAAATAATGGCTAAGAAACTTTCCCGCATTGAGAAGATACGTCGTTTTTTTACAAAGAACCCTAAGATGTCAGTGGCCCAAGTGGCTGCGGAGTTTGGTGTCAGGTACCAAGTTGCGTACATGGCCAAGCGAAGCATGGACAAGGCGCAGAAAGACAAAGATAAAGTGTCCGCGTTAATTGCTGCGTCGAATGCATCTGTTGCAGACAAGGCGACAGAAAACCAGAACCCAAATGGCATGAACGCTGAGGATAGAGCAGAGATGCTGCGTCAAGCTGCTGCGCGACCCCGCCACCGCATGCAAGGGGCACCGACCGAGGGCATTGATGCAACGCTGGCAGAGCGGGGTACAAAATATGGCAAGTTCATAGACCAAGCCGCCGTGACTTACAAACTCAAGAATGTTCTGCGTGAGCACTCTGGCGTACACAGTAAGTCGTACTCGTATGACCAAGCCGAGGCGTTGGACATGATCTGCGTCAAGCTAGGCCGTATCGTGAACGGTGACGCTGACTACGCTGATAGTTGGGTTGACATCGCGGGCTATGCCAAGCTGGTCTCCGACAGACTCCAGACAGGCAAAACAGTTTAAGTTTCAGGGGGCTAGCACCCCCCTCAACCAAGGACACAACATGGGTAAGATAAAAATTCAACTGGTCGAAGACGAAGAAGAAACACCATCTACATGGGAAAAGATATGGAATGGCTTTTTAGAACTTATGACCTTAGTGGGTATGGTAGCGACTGTCGCCTTTGCCGCAGGGTACGTCGTTGCCATTCAGCCATCGAGTGTGGTGCAGTGCGAACCCACTAAGACAGTTTTAGCAAGGAGCATATTCAAATGAACCGAGACGGCGATGAATTGACAATTGCGTACATGAGTGGGGTACATCGAGGCAAAGAACTCGCAGCACAGCCAGTACAAGAGCCTGTGGCGTGGCTTGATGAAGAAAAGAAAATTATCTATTGGCACAACACGCATGCGACTGATGATTACCACGGGTTTAAGCGTTCAACACCTCTCTACACCACCCCACAACAACGCCCTTGGGTGGGGCTGACGCATCAGGAGATATCTAATGAGGTAATTTCTGACGAGCCAGATTTTGTACAGGGGTTTGTTCAAGGCGCACGGTGGGCAGACGCCCTACTTAAGGAGAAGAACACATGAAGACAAGCATGAACACACCTCACCCCCCAAACTGGGCGTACTTCTATGAAGACACTCCTAAGCTATACCATGACAACGCAGGGAACTACCTGATTGGGTTGGCTAAGATTTTCGGCGCTCACCTATGTATAAGCGGTAAACATGCTGGAGTCGTAGACCATGAATTTGTAGATAACAAGTGCATAGCGTGTGGCGTTCAAAGAAAACCCCGCGAACATTTTTAATAGGAGAACGCATGACAGACGATAAATTAAAACCGCGCACTGTTCTCACAAGTGCGGGATACATTGCAGACGAAGACGATGACATCCAAGTCTACCAACGCCCTTGGGTGGGGTTGACGGAGGCGCAATTCTTGGAGGCTGTACGGCTTGCCGAGAATGGTAATTATTTAGTTGCATTTGTTCGCATTCAAGAATGGCTAAAGGAGAAGAACACATGACACAAGAAGACATTCAAAAAGCATGGAACCTAATGTCCACGCATAACAGTGAGTTGATGCTGGAGAACGAGCGTTTAAAACAGCGGCTTATGCAGCGGAGTCTGTGGTACGCGCTTAAACGTGCAATCAATATTTGGAGAGGAAAGAACACATGCTAGTCCGCAAGGTCAGAGGTCAAAACAAAATTAGCAAAGTACTAATGCTCCAATCTGAAATAGCCATGGTTAGAAAGTTGGGCATACCCGTTGAACTGTATATTAAAGAACACCTTGCCCGTATTGCTAAGGAACGTAGATGGAAATGGTATTTTATTAAGGAAAACAAATGAGCGTATCTAAGCACCCACTGATACGTAGATTGCTACACCAGTACCACGATGGACTTACCTCTATTGAGATATCCGAGCGACTCGAACTGAAACCTGACACGGTGCGTAATGCCTTGAAGGATATGCCTGACACGTACATTGACAGATGGCATATAGTATCCAGCGAGCCGCCCCATGCAGTGTGGTGCGCCGTCGTACCGCCTGATGATTGTCCTAGACCAAAAACGAAAGTTTTAATTATGAAGGAGAAAAGAAATGCCATACGTAAATAAACCACGCCCATACAAAAAAGAATACCAGCAACAGCTTGATCGTGGAGATATCCCCAACAAGCTGGAGCGTCAGAAGGCGCGGCGTAAGCTGGACGCTAAAGGTGTAGATAGAGCGGGCAAGGATGTCGCACACGTTAAAGCTCTTAGTAAGGGCGGCAGCAATGCGGACGGTGTACGGCTTGAGTCACCATCCAAGAACCGCTCGTTCAAACGCAACTCAGATGGGTCGATGAAGTAATGCAAGTCCTAGCAGGTCGTACGCTGGTTATCAAAACCAAGTTCCCCGCTCGCATCACCGAGACTATCCCTGAGAGCAAGATAGTCAACAACTATGGGGATGGTCGGTACGAGGTGTCTGTGAACTGGGGTTTTAAGGAAGCCTTAACGCTGAGCAAGCTCAATGTCAAGAACGTTCCGTCACCTATCATCCGCGACTACAAGTGGCCGCGACCTATGGCGCTTACTCCGTTTGAGCATCAGAAGGAGACCTCGTCTTTCCTAACCCTGCGTAAGCGGGCGTTCTGTTTCAACGAACAGGGCACGGGTAAGACTGCGTCAGTTATCTGGGCGGCGGACTACCTGATGAACATCGGCGCTATAAAGCGGGTTCTGATCGTGTGTCCACTGTCGATCATGCAGTCGGCATGGCAGCAGGACTTATTTAAGTTTGCAGTGCATCGCACCGTAGACGTAGCGTACGGTTCCGCTGACAAGCGCAACAAGATTGCTAGTAGCGCAGCAGAGTTTGTGGTCATCAACTACGATGGCATCCCAGCTATCGCAGCGTCCATGATCGACAAGAACATGTTCGACCTTGTGGTGATTGATGAGGCTAATGCCTACAAGAACGTGCAGACACAACGTTGGAAGTTGATGCGTAAGCTCGTGCGTGACGACTCGTGGCTATGGTTGCTGACTGGCACACCCGCCGCTCAGTCGCCGCTCGACGCCTACGGGCTTGGCAAGCTGTGCGTACCGTCGCGGGCACCGCGCTTCTACGGCGACTACCGCGAATCTGTTATGCAGCAGTTCGGCATGTATCGCTGGGAGCCACGCCCCGAAGCTGAGAAGATTGTGTTTGAGATGTTGCAGCCAGCGATTCGGTTTACCAAGGCTGAGTGCTTGGACTTACCGTCCGTAACGCACGTCACACGCATGGCCCCCTTGTCAGCTGATCAGCGCAAGTATTACAAGGAGCTCAAAGACCAACTGCTGTTGGAGAGCAACGGCGAGGAGGTTAGCGCGGTGAACGCAGCTGCCAAGATGAGCAAGCTGCTTCAGATTTCTGGCGGCGCGGTGTACGCTGACACCGGCACTGTGGTTCACTTCGATGTGTCGTCACGGCTGAAGGTGGTGGAAGAAGTCATTGATGAGGCAAGCCACAAGGTGATTGTGTTCGTGCCGTTCCGTCATACGATTGAGATGCTGCACAACCATCTTACCAAGGCGGGCATCACGAACGAAGTCATTCATGGTGACGTGTCTGTACGTAATCGCACGGAGATTTTTAAGAAGTTTCAAGAGCAGCCGAACCCGCGAGTGCTTGTAGTGCAGCCGTCCGCTGCGGCCCACGGGGTTACCCTAACAGCCGCCAACGTGATTATCTGGTACTCTCCTGTTACGTCTACGGAGACTTACTTGCAAGCTAACGCTCGTATTGACCGCCCCGGTCAACGCAACCCAATGACGATTGTACATATCCAAGGCAGTCCAGTTGAGAACCGTTTATACAGTATGCTGCAAGGCAACATCAACAACCATGAAAAGTTGATTGATCTTTACAAAAAAGAGTTGGTAGAGACTTGACAAAGTCCAAAATACCGCTACAATAAGAATCCTCTCAACCAAGGAGATGCAATGAATGATATGGACGAACTGTCGGTGCAGTACATTAAGCTGCGCCAAAAACGTGAGATTCTCAAAGAGCGGTTTACCGCTGAAGACGGAGAATTTGAGAAAGCTATGGCGGAGATCGAGGCACAGTTGCTCGATACGCTTAACGCTTCAAACAGCAACAGCATGAGCACCAATTCAGCGGTGGTCATTCGCACTGTTCGCAAACGCTACATGCCATCCAACTGGCCCGCAGTCTATGAGCTTATCAAGAAGCACGATGCTTATGGTTTGCTTGAGAAGCGTGTTCACAACGGAAACATGAAAGACTTTTTAGAAGAGCATCCCGACGAGTACCCTGCCGGGATGAATGTTGATAGTAGATATGCGGTGACGGTACGCCGCAAAAACCAAGGAGAATGAAATGGCAAATATTCAAACGTTTAAGGGCAACATGCCCACCCACTTGCAGAACGTAAAGCTTGATAACTTTACCCAAGCATTCACTGCGTCTGGTAGCAGCAACAAGCGCATCTCCCTGCGCGGCAAAGTCTTCCGGTTGGTTGACGGCGGCAAGGAGATTGCTAAAAACACTGACCCGCATCTTGATGTGGTGATTGTGAATGGTTCTGTCACCGTGCAGAAAACTTTTCATGCTGGTGTGTACAGCCCAGAAGAAACCGCGCCGCCTGATTGCTGGTCTAGTGATGGCGAGCGCCCTGACGCCGAAGTCGAAGACCCGCAACATAGCAGTTGCAAGGAGTGCCCGAAAGCTATTAAAGGTTCGGCGGGCGGCAACAAGACCCTGTGCAGGTTCTCTCAGCGAGTTGCTGTTGTGTTGGCCAACAACCCATCTGGCGATATCTTTCAGCTGGTAATTCCCGCAATGTCTTTGTTCGGTTCTGGTGACATGGAGCACATGCCATTCCTGCAATACGCTCGTTACGTCGGTAGCTCAGGGTTTAACTTGAACATGCTGACTACTCGACTGACGTTTGACTCTGACGCAGATGTACCCAAGCTGTTCTTCAGCAACGTGGAGTTTCTTGACTCTGACACCTACGACACTATCGTTGAGCAGGGTGAAGCACCAGCCGCAGTTGCAGCAGGTAAGCTCAACTTCAAGAAGCGTGATACCGCTGCGGTTGCTGCGCCCTCAATGCCACGGCTTGTAGCTCCTGCTGGTTCAGCCGCTGCGAAGATCAAAGCTGCTGAAACCGATGAGCCAGCGCCAGAACCTGCTGCTAAGGCTAAGGCTGCGCCAGCGGCTAAGAAGGACTCCGGCCTGAGCACTCTGGTTGATGAATGGGGCGACGATTAATGATCGGCTATTCATTACGGCTTGTTCACGGGAACCGCAAAGCCTCTAAAAAGAGGTTTGGTGTACGCTTTGGACGGCACTGCATTGACTCCAACATCTCTGTAATAGAGGTCGTAGATAAGTTGGGCGTCAGTAGGCAGTCAGTTTACAACTGGTTCCTTGGCAAGCATGAGCCAAACCCAGCACAGGCCACAAAGATCAGCCAGCTGTTCTCTGTTTTGTAACGGTTTGGGGGTGACTAGCTCGACGGAGCGAACGGGGTATCCGTCAGCCCCCGTCACCCCCCATTTAATTGACGTGCTATTGGATGGTTATGGCAGACATCTCCCTATTGCGAAGCGTAGTACCCCAGACAGATGGTTGGTACTGCGTCCTTGGGCTGGGCAAATCAAAATCCCAACTCTTTTTTAAGACTCTGGACGAAGTACAAGAACACGCGGAGTCTTTGGTTGCAAGGGGCTGCGATGCTTTCTTTGCACTGGGTAAGTTCAAGACGGACGAAGACCGCACCGCACTCAACTGTGGTGAGATGCAAGCGTTCTTTCTGGACATCGACTGCGGCGAATCAAAAGTTATCCCTGACGCGGCAGGTCGCGTTAACGGGTACATTGACCAGCCAGCAGGAATGGCGGCGCTTAAGCAGCTGTGCAAAACACTGAGCCTACCCAAGCCGACCATCGTCAACTCTGGCCGTGGCTGGCATGTCTATTGGCCGTTGACCGAGCCGGTTGATAGAGAGAAGTGGCTTGATGCCGCCGTTACATTCAAGTCCGTTTGCCTGAGCAGCGGCTTTCATATAGACCAGAACGTCCCCGCTGATGCTGCACGAGTGCTGCGGATTCCGGGCACCAAGAATTTTAAAGACGAGCCAGCGCACGAGGTGGTCCTCCTGCATACGGCTGAACCTATAAGCTACGACGAGTTTGTTTCGCACCTTGGCCCACTGGTTCCTAGAAAGCCTACCTTTGTGCCGCGCCCACTCGACAGCTTCACCAAAGCCCTCATGGGTAACAAGCAGTCACGGTTCAAGACCATTGTCGAGAAGACCGTAAAAGGTACTGGCTGCGAGCAGCTGAAGCTCATTATCACCAATCAAGCTGTGGCTGAAGAACCTCTCTGGCGGGCGGGACTATCCATTGCTCAGCACTGCGTTGACCGAGAGAAGGCCATCCACTTCATCTCCAACAAGCACCCCAAGTACGATTTTGGTGACACCGAGCGTAAGGCCGCAACAATCAAAGGGCCGTACACCTGCGAGACATTTGACAACTTTGCGCCGGGGGTCTGCGACAACTGCCCGCATAACGGCAAGATCAAATCACCCATAGTGCTTGGTCACGAGATTGCGAGGTCAGCGCCGGGGGAGGTCATCGAGCAGGCTAGTTTTGAGGTAGCAGAGCCTGCTCTTGTAGTCCCAACGCTACCGTATGGTTACTTTCGCGGCAAGAACGGCGGTATCTACAAGACAACCAAGGAGGGTGACAAGGACGAAAACGGCGAAGATATAGACGAAGACAACAAGGTGCTGACTGTATACGAGTACGACCTGTTCTTGATGAAACGGCTTTACGACCCGTCTCATGGTGAGACTGTTTTGATTCGGCTGGCCCTGCCACGCGACGATGTCAAAGAGTTTGCGCTGACACTGGTAGACGCACTGAGCAAGGAGGAGCTCCGCAAAGTTCTGTCCTTCCACGGCGTGATAGCCCTTCCCAACCAGATGTTTTTAATTTTGGCCTACTTGGTTGCGTGTGCCAAGGGCATGCAGGTTACACAGGAGTTAGAGATGATGCGAGTGCAATTTGGTTGGGCCGATGGTGACAGTCGGTTTATTGTCGGGGACAAAGAAGTTGGCCCGAGTTTTGTTCGATACAGCCCGCCGTCCAAGGCAACCCGCGAGGTGGCTTCTGCGATGCACCCGATAGGTACGCTGGACGAGTGGAAAGAGATCATTAATGTGTACAACAAGCCCGGCTTTGAGCCGCATGCGTTCGCAGTGTTCTCTGCGTTTGGTGCGCCGTTGCTCAAGTTCACGGGCGTCAAAGGCGGCATCATCAACCTGATCAACAACAGGTCGGGCACTGGCAAGTCCACAATCCTGCAAGTCATGAACAGCGTCTGGGGTCACCCCGATGAGTTGATGCTTCAATGGCGCGACACGCTCAACGTGAAGCTGCACCGTATGGCCGTGATGAACAACTTGGCGTTGGGTGTGGATGAGATCACCAAGATGAGCGGTGACGATTTCTCTGATCTGGCCTACAGCGTTACCCAAGGCGCACCACGCCGCCGCATGAAAGCCTCGGTCAACGAGGAGCGCGAGTCTCAGGGATTTTGGGCCACCATGATGGTCTGCACTTCCAACGCCAGCATGACCGATAAGCTGGAGGCCATGAAGTCCACCTCTGAGGGCGAGCTCATGCGGCTGATGCAGTACAAGATTGAGCCAACCAACAACCTCGATAAGAACGAGGCCAAGCGTATTTTTGGCAGGTTGCAGAGCAACTATGGTCATGCGGGTTTACCCTATGCTCAGTTTATGGTGAACAACTTGGAAGAGATCATTGACCAGACTCTGAAGGTGCAGAACAGGTTTGACAGCGCCGTGAAGATCGAGAGCCGCGAGCGGTTCTGGTCAGCTATGGTTGGGGCAAACATCTTTGGTGGTGTGGTAGCGCACAGACTGGGGCTGCACAACATCGACTGCAAGCGGGTCTTTGACTGGGCTGTGGAGGAGGTTAAGGTAATGCAGGGCACCGTGCGCTTGACCTTTGACGACTACGCCACCGTCTTGGGCGAGTTCATGCTCAAGCACAACACCAACATTCTGGTGGTTAATAAGCACAGCACGAGCCGCAACAACATTGCAGCTGCCCCCATTTTGCTGCCGCGTGGCCCACTTGTTATCCGGTACGAGCCCGATACCAAGCGTATGTTCATCATCCGGCAAGAACTCAAGCAGTACTGCGTTGAGAAGCAGGTTACCTTCACCGAACTGCTCGCCGCACTCAACAATACAGGTGCGTTTATTGGCGAGGTTCGCGCCAAGCTGGATGTGGGCACGGAGATCAATGCGCCGCCAGTCGTTGCACTTGAGTTTGATGCGGACTTGTTGGGTATTAGCGCCCCCACCCCACCCGCGCCTACTCCGCGCAATGTTCGTTGACGGGGTCTACTATTCGGTCAACTGGATGGAATTCACTGTGGGGAGTTCCTTCTTCATCCCATGCTTGCGTGATGCTGTAGCACGGGAATACTTGGAACGGAAAATGGCCCGGCTTGGGTACGCCGTTGCCATAAAAGTTGTAATCGAGGACGGGATACGGGGCTTGCGCGTCTGGCGGATTCGGAAGTACAATCCAAACACAACTTCGCAGTTGTTGTAAGTCTCCTTGGTTGGAACTTTGAGCCCCGCCCTAAAAAGCGGGGCTTCTTTTATTCCTCGTCCGCAGTCAGCCTGTCAATGTAAGTCTCGTCAATAAGACCTTGCAGGCGCTTATCAATGTGCAGACCGTGCTGGGCTTTTGCCGCTTTTGTTGCACGTTCTTTGATCGACTTGATAAGGCTACGCGCAGGAATCGCGGAGCTTGGGTGCTTGTCGTTGAACTTCATGATCTTCTCAAACGCTTTCTCGTTGGCGTCTGCATCATTCGCTATGAACGATATACCAAAGAGGTTCAACAGGTTCTGGCGCTCCTTTAAGATCGCCTGCTCCTGACCCTTCTTCGTAATGTTGTAGTACTGAATCTCAGCAATTTCAGCGGGCCGGAACCCCAAAGACTGCATGAGCAAGTCCATAGGACCAATGTCCTGCGCCAGCGGGTCACCCTTCAGCGTGTTCACACCCTCGCGGGCGTAACGGGCAGCGACCAATGGCTGCTTGATAAAACCCGGTGACACAGCTTCGATCGCCCGATCTGCGTGGCCTTGGTTGTACAGGTCAACCGCACGAGCCGCATTGACCGCGATGCCCGCAGTTGGGCCAAGCATGCTGACCAAGAACTCTTGCAAAGCTGTGGCTTCGTCGGTATTTTTACGACCGTCGCGGAACCACATGTCGTCGAGAGAAACCCGGCTGTGTAAGTCAACACCGGCAGCGTTGCCCGCTCCGCGTGTCATAAACATGCCGAGGTTCTTGCCAAATGTCTCAGATGCCCAGTTCATGTACTCAAGCTCAAAGTCAAATGGTTCTTCGTCGTCATCCCCAAGGCCGTTCATCACAGCATTGACAACCGCCGCAGCGGAGGAGAAGCCCCACAAGCCTGTTGAGCCAGCAAATATGCCGGTCATGCCCATCGTTCCTACAAACCGTGCGCGTGCTTCGCGCTTGATTGCGGGCGTTGCGCCAGCCAGCGACTGTTGTAAGTTACGAGCAAGATAAAAAGTCATCTGCTGCGGGAATTGCTTGAATTGCAAGAGAATCCGGGCCGCAGGAGACTGCATGTAGCGAGGCTTGTTGACTGACGAGTAGTCAAACATTGACTGCGTGGTTACATTCTTTGCGTCGGCGATGGACTCCGTAAACGCTTTCTGCTGGTCTTTGTACCCGGCACGTTTCTCCATGCCCGTACGGAACGCAGACATGGCAACCACCTCACGGTTAAACCGCTCGGCGTTGTGGAACAGCGCAGATACAGCCTGCATGGCCCGGTGGCGCGTCCCGCCGTATTCTGCCGTTGGTGCAGATGCAAGCCCGGACTGATCATAAGCAGCAGTTATATCGATAACGCCATCGGCTACAAATCTGTTATATGCGGCCCGATCCATTTTGCTTAGACTGCTGGAGCGGTCAAGCGACGGGAACAGAACGTAGTTGTCGCGCAGACGCGGGCCCCGGTCTACTGAGAACCCCGTTGCCATAATCTGCATGGCTGTGTTTTTCATCTGCCCCAACGACGCCATTGTTGCGGCGGTGTAGGACATGTTCGGGTTCATGCGTAGCTGATGGCTAACCAGTGTTGGCAGGCCAATCACCATACCACCCAGTATGTTGGTTGCAGCGGATGCAACGGACGTGAGGTAGTAGATAAACCCAACATTTGACAGCAGAGATACAACCGAGCCTACATCCTCTGGGTTGAGAATGGTGGACATACGG